TACGATCCTTGGACTGCCTGACGCAAACTATGCAACAGCGCGACAATCAACGATTGTATATTGGGACATCCAAAGCAAGCGGGGCCGCAAGTTTGAGCTGCTGTTCACGCAGATCGCGAAGATGTTTGATGATGGTCTTCGCGTCGAGATTGACTATTCAGGTGTCGAAGCGTTGCAGGATCTCAGAACATCGAAGCTAGAGCGGATCGAAAAGCATATCTTGATCGGTGGTATTCCGGCGGCGGAGGCGTACGCATACGAAGGACTGACAGACAGCCCGCTATCCATCGAGGATGAAGAGGTCGAGGAGGAGCGTGACTTTGCACCGGTCGAGCGATTGCTAGAAGTCATCGAGAGCAAAGCCAAAGAAGACGAACTCGCGAAGATTGGCAACAAGCGCAAAGCATTCGAGGAGATGCCCGCCGCGTCGCAGAAGGGAGTCGAGAACAAAGCAAAAGAGCATAACGAGGAGTACGGCGACGATCCGAAACGCAAGACAACAAAGTACACGCTCGCGGTTGTGTGGTGGCGTGGGATCGGTGCCTACAAAAACAACCCCGCCAGCGTCCGCCCGTCCGTGAAAAGCCCCGAGCAATGGGCGATGGCGCGGGTTAACAGCTATCTTTATGCCTTGCGAAATCAGAAGTACAGATCAGGAAAGCACGATACAGACTTACTCCCAGATGATCACGCCATGAGCGGAAAAAAAAACTTTCTGAGCCAGTCGAAACGCGCGGCTCAGTAGGAGATCGCAACCCTACCAACTTCCCGAACGACGGCGACAACAAAGAAGTAGCTCTGCGCAATAGTGAATATGAGCGATTCCCGTGGAAAGAAGCGCAGGATCTCAAAGAGAATTGGCCCGAGATATGGAAGCGGGGCGGGAACATTCTCGGCAACGTACAATACAACCGCCTGAAGCCCATCGCGGAGCGGTCAAGCAGTATTGCGCGGACGGAGACAGAAGAACGCGCGATCCGCTTGCGTGAAGCGTGGGCGGCTAGACACTCGCAAGACTTCAGGATCGCCGGCGTTGTTGCACAAGTCAAATGGCTAGTTGTCGGATCGCGTGGCCTTGCGCATATGCGAGCTGTCATTCGCGAGGCAAAACAGAAGATCAGCAAGAAGCAGTTTCGATCCGAACAGCAGCGCTCCGATTTTTGGAACTCCTGGATACAGAAGAAAGTCGAGCCAACGACAGAACAATTTCAGCGGATCTCGAAGCGCTATCTCGACGGAGCTAAAGGTCGCGTGTTGTCTCGGATCAATCAGATCGTCAACGAAGCGCGCAATGTGCAGCCGGAGGAGGTTCGCTCGCTCAGTTGGATGCAATTGCTCAGATCGCCGCAGGAGATCCAGATCATCAAAGACACGATCGGCCGATTCTATACTGACACCTGGATGCTGACGGGCAACGAGACGATCGATGAAATATACGAGATGTTGGGACGACAGCGACCGCTCGACTTTCGCTATGGCGATCGAAGTATTACTGTTGATCTCGTCGAGGAGTTCGCGAAGCAGATGGAAAAGACAACGCGCGATCGGCTACGCAAGACGATCCGAGAGGGCATCGAAGAGGGCCTAAGTAATCGCGAGATCGCCGCGCAGATAGATAGAGACGAGTATCTACCGTTCAGCGAATCAAGAGCTCGCCTGATTGCACAGACGGAGACGACAAGCGCAATCAATCGAGCAACGAACGACGCGTACAACAAGATCGAGAAGGAAGAAGGGATACAAATCCTGAAGCAATGGATCTCTTCGAATGACGATAGAGTGCGGCCCGATCACCAGCGGCTCGACGGGCAGACAGTCGCAGCCGGCGAAGAGTTCAAGATCGGCAAATATAGCGGCGCTGCGCCGGCCTCCTTCGGTGCGCCGGAGATGGATATAAATTGCCGTTGCACTATAGCTCCGATTGTGATTGACGAATAAATCTACTCTCTATAATCTCGATAAATAGGGTGTTGTTGCGAAAGATAAAAATAAATTAAAATAATACTTGATTATGCGTATAATAGTGATAGTATATAAGTGTAACCAACAACGGAGAACAAAATGACTAAGCAAGAAGCCAAGCAAAGACTCGCAAACAGAATCAACAAATACACGTCAACAGAGATTAAGAAAATTATTCTTGATATGGTCAAGCCGATGCGAGAATATACAGAAGAAGAAAAGATCGTTAGAGCGTTTCTTTTTGATGCTTACGAAAACAAGACAAGTGAGAATCAAGTTGATCAGCTTCTTGATTACGTAGAGCCAATCGAATGGCCAGCATAAAAAATAAGCAATCAACAAGAGAAGGCCCGCACTAGTGCGGGCCTTCTCCGTTTTAGAAGTCTTTTTTTACGTGGCCACGCATATCGACATAGATCGCGACTCCATCTTCTCCGGTGATCTTTGACAGCGCATCAATGAGAAACACGCCGTTGACGAGTCGCGGGTGGCTCGTTCCTTGTATCCAGTGTGTGATATGCCGTCTACCTACCCCGAGCACCCTAGACAGGTCACAGACGCGGATCTTGTGCCGATTACAGTACCCCTTCAACCACGCGCCGAAAGCGTTTGACGTTGTGATGTTGATCGATTGCTTCATGTCGTCCTCATTGGTGCATTAGGTATCGCTTCAAGAATGCCACCTGGTATCGCAATGCGTCAAGCGCATGATCATCCTTCTTCTGCGGGGCATCCTTGCCACCTCCGCCTTTCCAGCGATATAGCCGAAACTCGCGGAGTAGATTTTTACAGTTGGAATGAATTACGAGATGCGGCCGCCCTTCAGCGTCGAGCGCAAGCCGCTCTTTCACCCAATTGATTGTTTCTACTACGCCGATATGTTTTGGTGCTGTGCGTGTCTCAATGGAGCACTCTCGCGACAGTGTGAGCCGTCCGTCACGGCTCTCAGGATCGGCGACAGTCCAGCGAAAGCGAGAGCTAGGATCTCGGTTGTTGAGTATCCGCCCGTTCTCTACTGTCGTGCGTTCGGTCGCGTAGTATTCATCGTATACGTGCAGCACGTCGTCCTCTTCGTCGTGTGCAAAGTAGAGACAAGCAAAAGGATTGCGCACTCCGAAGTCGATGCTTCGATCTCGTGGCCAGTGCGCCGGCGGATCGAACGAGTCGACGACGTGGATCGCTCTTTTGAACTCAGGATAGACAACGCCTTGCTGATTGGTAAAGTCTCCGAATAGTCGCGTTCTTTGGCTCTCTTCGCTCATATGCGCGATCGCTTTGCGCAGTTTGACGGAGGAGATCCACGGGTTGTCTAGTCCGCTAATTGCGTATTGCGTGTAGCCGTTCTGGGGGTTCTCGAAAAAGATGTCATGCGGCCAAGTGATCCCCAGAAGCGGAGTCATTGTTAGCACGACGCGCCCACGATTGTCAATGCAGCGGAGCATGCTCTCGTCGAATATGGGCTGCGGGTGCTCTTCATCGAGGACAACCAGCGAGACAGCTCCGCCTTGGAACTTCTCGCGGCCTGCGTCCGCCGACATCGACAGGATCTTTCCGCCGTTTGGAAACAATACACTCGCTCGATCTTGTGCTCTCCAGCGAATATATCTAGCGTTTGCGGGGCAGTACTTCTCGATCTTCGGTCTCAAATATGTCAGCGCATCGCCGTAGCTCAATGCACTAACCCAAACTTCTGACGGCTCAGCGGGCACAAGATCATCTGGCAGATTGTTGAGGCGTAGCCATTCACGCACCCACCACTCACCACGGCCCGCAGCGGTCGCAACAGCGAGCATACAGCCCGCCTCGCTCTTCCCCGATCTATTTCCCCCGCTGATTAGTGTTGCTTCGCTTCCGAGGCTAAGTATAGCCCTTCTTTGGCTTGTACGGTGCTCGGTTATGTTGCAGGTCGGGCAATGATACATGCCGTTCTGAATCTCATTCATTTTGCCACCGCACCCCCGCAGGCGCTCCGACTGTCCGGCCCTGCCATCCCATCGGCAGCAGTGCGGCTCCCATAGTTGAGAGACGGCAAGCGGAAACGATCGTGCGATCTCCTCGACTTTCGCCGATGTTTCCAGGTACTGAATAAGGAGCTTTTTATCCATGTGTCGCCGCGACCAGTAGCAGGGCGATCAAGATCGAAACAAACGCAACGCAGATCAAGATCCAATCGTCTTCTTCTAGCATGTCTCTACTCCTCATCAAGATCGATTACGGGCAACGCGATCGGCCGAAGCCTCTCTTGCTGTTGCCGCACCTCCTCTAACAGTCTAGGGACATCAAGTGTATCATGGTTGATCGTGATTTCAACCGGAGCTTTCTCTTGTTTGTTGTATCCGTGGCGACGCTCCAATAAAAACGACGCAGCTCGCACCGCCTCAGTTCCACCGTCACTCATTGCCGTATGAAGCGTTGAGAGCGCACGAATCGCGCTCATTGCCTCCGCCCGTTGCATTTCTCCGTAAAAATCAAAATAAGCGCCGCTTTTCGCCTCGCGTCCTCGTTTCATCCAGTCGTACAGGATAGACTCCGAAATGCCAGCATATTTGCAAGCGATCGCTCTTGTGCATCCTAGACTTGTAGCTTCGAGGATCTTTCGCCGATACTTGTCTGTAAATTTACTCTTTCGGCCCATGTTCCCTCTCGCGCTTTGCCCACTCGATCCGGCCCTCGATGATCGGATAGTATTCTTCTGTCATCTCGCAGCCGATCGCGTCAAAGCCTTCAAGACACGCAGCTACGGCCGTTGTTCCAGATCCCAAGAACGGATCGAGCACTGTTCCATTTGGAGGCGTGATCAGTCGACATAGCCAGCGCATAACGCCGATCGGCTTGACTGTCGGATGAAAGTTTTTGACTTGATCCGCCGTTCTTCCTGCGCCCGCTCTTGGGTTATCGAGACCGGCAGATCCTTCGTTGCGATCGACAGCCTCAGCGCCTGATTTGCCTTGCAAATGCTCTAAGCCGGCTTCGCGCTCGGATCTCGATGCTTTCGGACATTGATAGATGTTAGCTGGCCATCTACCCCTTTCTGGCTTGTAGCCTGATATATCATTCTTAGCATTTAAATCTCTTGTGGTATCTTTCGCATAGTGGAACGCCTGCAATGATCCGATCGTTGGATTGTCCCATTGATCAGAATGATCATGCTGTGGCCCGACCCAGCACGGATCGCCATAGGCAAAACGACAAGCATCTATATTGATCGCTCCGGTGCCGTGCTTCAATACATTCTCAGCGACAGACAGCCCCTTCTCCAGTGGCTTTCGAGCAAGGATCGCAGGCTCGTAGCTTGGTTTCAATGCTGTGCCCCAGCCCTGCCATTTTTTGGCTTCTGGGGTGGCTGGTGCTGTTATATTCATATCAAAAGAATCTCCAATACCTCGACCGCAGGAAACAATCCCCGACAACAGTTTATTGGTTTTTACGGTCTTAACTATCTTTCTTTTTTTCATGTTTTCACTTTCAACTGTCCTAAAATCCACATACTCCTCAACCCAATTAGGAATAGGGATCGGGATATGTGGGCGCATCTTCTCAAATAGATCCCTTGTAGGTATTGCGGGCTGTGATTTACTGCTAAGATAATGCGATCCCATATTTGTATCAGTGTATTGATCGATCTGCTTTGCTTTCAATCCTGTTGATCGCATCCATTCAGTAAAACGCAATTGTCTTGATCTTGATTTGTCTGTTTTATCTCTTGAATCAATCGCCTTTGATACATCGTGACTCTTCGGAAATCCGGAGAAGTACAGCCAACTTATCATATCGCGGATCTCGAAGCCCGCATCGGCAATCGCAACGCCCATCGGATGCACTGTTCTCGTTGCGCTGAATGCTACCATGTGCCCGCCGTGCTTCAGTACTCGATAGCATTCTTTCCATAGCTCAACATTGAAAGCGATACACTTGCCATCTTCTCCAACGCCGTCCCACTGCTGTCCCATAAAACCGGCGCTTTGTCTTTGATACAGGCCGTCAGATCCATGCTTAGCCGGCGCAGATCCTTCTTTGCCGTATCGCTGCACGACAGACATGAGATGATACGGCGGATCGGTCACGATGCTGTCGATCGAGTTGTCTGGGATCTCTTTCAGCTTCTCCAAACAATTGCCCTTCAATAGTGTAAAGTTGAAATCACTTTGGACGGGCGCAGGAGGCTCGACAATCACTTCTTCCTCGTCTTCGCTATACAGGTCGCCAAGTATGCCCGACAACTCCTCCTCGTCCCATCCTAGCCCGCTCAGGTCTTCGTCTTGCAACTCCTCGAAGATCGCTTGCAGTGCATCGTCGTTCCAGTCTGCCCGCTCGCCGATCTTGTTGTCTGCCAACATCAGGAGCTTTGCATCGACGGGATCGAGATCCATAAATCGCACGGGCACTTTTGACAGCCCGAGCTTCTTTGCGGCTTTGAGGCGTGTATGACCGGCGATCACAGTATTGTCTTCTCTCCTGGCGATGATCGGCGCAGCGAAGCCGAATCGCTTGATTGAGCCGGCGACCTCCTCGACGGCGTGATCGTTTATCCTTGGGTTATCTGGATGCGGGATCAACTCGTCAATGTCGATGTATTGCGCTGCGTTCTCTTCGTTATTCTCCATGATCGCTCTCCGTGTCTAGGTCAAAAAATAGGCCCTCGTTGAGCTGCGTCAGCGTGTCGAGCCGTCCCAGGAACTCGCGGATCTTTGCATACGGAGTCTCTTTAGGCGTCAAAACGACGACAACATGCGCATTCTGAATCGACACCATGAGATCGTTGTTTGCGTTGGTGTTAATGTCCGAGGCGCATTGTATGGCGCTCAATCTGGCGATCTCCTCGTTGATGACTTTTCGCACGTCGCCATTGATGATCGTGGGGTCAAGCGCAAGCATTGTGTCTTGCGCGGTGTTCTCTTTCTTTGATTGCTTCTCCGCCTCGATCTCTTTGCGCCGGCGCTTGAGGTAGCGCGGATCGGCCTCGTATTTTCGATAGCGTGTCTTCGACGGGTCGCAGGATACAAAGCCTTCCATAACGAGCCACAGTACTGCGGATCGAATGTCTCCGCGCCCTTGGCTCGGGAATGCTTGCCAGATCTGCGACATCGCGACGGGCAGTCCGTTTGTCTCGATCCAGAATAGAACATCATCGCAAAGAGGGGATTTTTCGATCCCCTCTTCTTTTAGATGCTCCCGATAGTCTTCGAGAGTTGTTTTCATTTGAGCACCTCAATCGCCGCGCGAATGAGCGCCGAGCGGCTGGTGTTGTACTGAGCGCACAGTCGATCAAGTGTGCCCAAGGTTGCAGGGTCGAGCGTGATGTTGACGGGCTTTGTCCGGCCCGTCGCTTTTACTCTGCTGTTAAATGCCTCGTTGCGCGATGGCACGAGGACTTCAATCTCTTTTACTCTAAGCTTCTTCATGGGCTACTCCTAGCATGATGATACGATACGATCCAATGTCGAATCGCACTGGATGAGGAAGACGTAAGATGCCGAGCGGCAGATCGTCTCCGTTGTTGTCAATGGTGCTTTCAGCGCCGAAGATCTCGACAGCGAGCCGAGAGACCTCTTCCAAGAGCGCAAGCTCCAGCTCTGGATCGTGCACGTCAAGCGCGATCACGTCGCACAGCATTCTTTCTTCGTTGTTGTTCATTGTTGTTCTCCGTTGTTGTTGGTTGTATTGATAGTATAGTACGCATTATATACAACGTCAAAAAAAATCATTACATTATTTCTCTACCTCTATCAGCAACGATCCGGAGTATTTGCTTCTTTGCCCATTCTGCGGGGTCTTCGTGTCGATCCTTCTTTGCTAACTTTTCGATGCTTTCTAGTTGTTCTTTGCTGACTTCGATCGGGATCATCAGGATCGAGTCGGGCGATTCCTTCTTTTTCGGGCGGGCGGTCGATGCGATCTCTTTTGTTTTTCTCTTCATTGCGTTTTTTCCTTTGATGGATAGTTAATTTCAAATTTAAGTCTCAGTAAAAAATAGATGAGTGCCTCGACCGATTCAAGCGTGTACATATCCTCCTGTACGCCGTCGCCGTCAAAGCGCTCGTTACAGGTGTATTGCTCCTCTCCGCTGCGCTTGACGCGCTGGAAGCAGAACTCATGGGCAACAAGATCGGCGGG